GGCAAGATATAGTTATGGGAGAGATCAACACTTTTCTAAGCTCTTTGCCTAAGCAAACTATTGATCCGAAGATGCTTACAGATCAAGGTCAGATGGTTACTCAAACATTGGGCGGTGATCCAACAGCAAAGACTGTTGCTGGGTTTACACCTAAAGTTGAAGATAACTATAGGCCAATGTCTCCTGAAGAGCTTGCAGCCTATAGACTTCCTGCTGATGCTCCTTACAGATTTAACATAAAGACCAATAAACCTGAGTACATGGGTGGAGCTACAAGCACTACTACTATCAGAAACCCAGCTTCAATTCCTTCTGGTTACAGAGGAATTTATGATGCTGATGGTAATCTTACTGAGTTAGAAGCAATTGCAGGAGGTCCAGCGGCTGCTGAGGCAGAGGCAGCTGAGGCAGAGGCAGGAGCAGACAGTCGCAGAGAAGGACTTAGAGCTTCAAGGCAGTCTAAAATTGGTGGAATAGTTTTAGAAGATATAAATCGTTATAGAGATTTGGTAGAGAATCAAGGAGTGTTTACTCCGGTTACAGGAGCGCTTGGTGAGATAGTTGGCAATATTGCTGGAACTCCTGCGGCTGACGCAAGATCTCTGGCTAATACTATCGGCGCAAATATTCAATTTGAAGCGCTAGACCAAATGCGGAAAGAAAGCAAAACTGGCGGCGCTTTAGGAAGTATTACGCGGAATGAGCTAGAAGATTTAAGAGCCACGCTTGGAAGCATTGCTGCGGCTCAATCTGATGAACAACTGCTTTACAATTTAAACAGATTAGAAAATTTGTATAACAACGTAATGTCAGAAGCAATGTCTTATCCTGAAGAAGAGAGACAGAAATACGGAATTACAATTACATCGTCTCAAAGCGCAGACCCATTAGGATTATTTTAATGAGCGATAAACTAAATGCTTTTAGAGAACAATACCCAGATTACACGGGGACTCCAAATGGTCAGTTAGCTTTTGGCCTTTGGAACAAATCCTATAAAGATCAAATGCCAATGGGGCTGTATGCAGATTCCATCGGTCTGTCTAATGATGACTTTAAAGAAATGGTAAAGTTTTCAGAGCAGGAAGGATACAAGCCTACTGAATCTACTTATGCTGAAGGCTTTGTTCCAGAAGGATCAAGAGCAGCTACAGCAGCTAGAGGTATGAGCTTTGGAGCGGCAGAAAACATAGCTGCTGTAGCTGCTGCTGGAGGAGAGAAAGTAAAAAGATTATTCACTGGAGAAGAACAACGTCCTTTTGGTGAGGCTTATGAAGATTATCTAGGTCTTACTAGAGATATGATAGGACAGTACCAAAAAGAAGAGCCAGTTGAATCATTCTTTACGGAAGCTGTGCCAGCAATTGCTTCTGGCGTTGGACTTGAAAGAGCTATAGCAACTGGTGCGCCAAGAGTTATTGCCGCTATGTCTCCAGCAACAAGAATTCCTGTTGGGACATCTCCAAGTATAGCAAAGACAGCAGCCGCATCTGGAGCTGGAGGCGCTGTCTATGGGTTCAACACTGGAGAGACAGGAGAAAGGTTAGAGTCTGCTTTCGAGTTGGCAATACCATCTGCTATTTTTGGTGGCGGCGGTCAAGTAGCTTTAAACTTTGCAGCTCCTGCAATTAGAGGAATAGGAAGAGCCTTTGGTCGAAGGATGGAGCAGTTTGATACCAGACCTACCGTAGAAGCAGCAAGACAATTGAAAAACGACATCTACAAAAGAGCTACAGATTCTGGCGTTGTTTATGATGTCCCAGCTATGAGGTCTTTACACGGAAGAGCGAAAAGATTGGTTGCTGATAGCGCTTCTTACGATCCTACAGTCGATGATCAAATGACTGCTGCGCTAAATATATTGAAAAGGAATAGCAAGACTCCATCGAATCTTATTCAGTTAGAAAAGATAAGAAGAGCAATGTTTGAGCGTTATAAAAAATCTGGCTATTCAGACCAAACAATTAGAGATTTAGTTGATTTAGTTGATGACACTATTCAAAACTTTGGTACTGGAGATGGAACTGTAATTAAAGCGGCTCGTCTTGCTAATTCAAGATACAAGAAAGCAGAACTTATTGACTCAGCTTTTGATAAAGCAAGAAGATCAGCAGAGGCTGCTGGATCTGGTGGAAACACCATTAACAGATATAAACAAGTTGTAAATAACATATTAAACAGCGAAAAAGAAATGAGATTTTTTGATGCCGCAGAAGAAGAGGCAATGAGAAATTTTGTTGAATTTACTACTCAAGAGCAGTTAGCAAGAGTTCTAGGGAAGCTAGATCCTACCTCCGGTGGATTAATGGCTGCTTTAGGTTTTGGCAGTTATTTAGCTGATCCTGTAGCTACAGCCGCTGTTGCTATCCCAGCGGCAATTGCTCGTAGAGGATTGGAGCAAACAACCGGAGAATCTGGCGAGGCTCTTGTCACCAGAATGGCTACAGGAAGAACTCCAATGACTACTCCTGTAACAACGCCTTCTACTGCGGGATCTCAAGTCATATCAGGCTACGAGCGAGAAATGGAAAACATTCGAGGAAATAGGTAATGGCTAGATTCGGTGAAATTAACGCACAATACTTTGATGACGCTGGCGATCCATTAGGTGGCGGCAAGCTGTATTTCTATGATACAGGCACTACTACGCCTAAGAATACTTACAGCGATATTAACTTTACCATTCCTAACCCGAATCCTGTGATTCTTACAGCGGCAGGAAGACAGCCTAATATCTTTTTTAACGGTGTTGCTAAGGCTATTCTAGCTGACAAGAATGACGTTCAAATACTTGTCAGAGATCCTGTTGGCGAAACAGGGACAAACTTTGGTGATCCTTGGATAGCGACAAAGATATACTCCACAAATTCAGTGGTTATTGGTAGTGATGGTGTTTATTACCGATCTCTTATTGCGGGAAACCAAAACAACAATCCTGCTACCACTTCTGGCTTTTGGTCTCTTCTTTATTCAGTTCAATGGAGTTCAGGCATAACTTATCAAGAAGGCTCTGTAGTAACCTATGACGGCGAGCAATTCCAAAGCCTGACTAATAGTAATTTAAACAACAATCCTTCTACGTCTTCGGCAAATTGGGTTTTGTTAAGTTTTGCGTGGATCTCAACGGCAACGTATGCCGATAATCAAAATGCCGTTGGCTCTGACGGTGTGTTATACACTTCCCAACAAGGATCTAACACTAACAAAAACCCTACAGTTGCGGGTAATAGACCTGCTTACTGGGTTGGAACGTCAGCAGATGCGGCAACTAGCGCGGCGGCGGCTGCTACATCTGCAACCAATGCGGCAACATCAGCTTCAGGCGCTTCTACCTCTGCAACTAATGCGGCTACGTCAGCAACCAATGCAGGCAATTCTGCAACGGCTGCTGCTACATCTGCAACCGACTCTGCCGCAAGCGCTGCGGCCTCGGCTGCTACCGCAGGCGCGGCTCTATGGGTAAGTGGACAAACCTACAATGCTGGTGATGCTGCTATATCTTTAGTTAACTTTCTGACATATAGAGCAGAGACAACTACTAGCGGAACGACAGACCCAAGCGCGGATGCAAATTGGACGCAGCTAGGGTATTCATTGCCGAGTCAAACAGGAAATTCAGGCAAGTTTTTGACAACTAATGGAACTGCGGAAAGCTGGGGAATAGTTGAATCATTACCAAGTCAAACTGGAAACGCAGGGAAATATCTTACAACTGATGGCACGGATGAATCTTGGGCTGATGTAAATACTGGCGTGACTTACCCGCAGAATTCACAGTCATCAGACTACACGCTAGTTATTGGTGATGCTGGGAAAAGTATATTCCACCCATCATCTGACACAACTGCCCGAACTTTTACCATACCTGCTAATTCAAGCGTTCCTTTTGCTATAGGCGATGTTATTCTTTTTGTAAACGACAATAATGCAGCGGCTTTAACAATAGCTATTACTTCTGACACGATAGAAGATTTGAGTGGTTCTACCGGAAGCGTTATAGTTAATGGTGGTAACGTCATAACTGTGCTTAAAGTAACTGCAACAAAATGGTTAGTATGGTCGCAAAATCAAAGCGCAGCGTCTGATGGGTTTGCTGCCGTAGCTCATGTAACAAGCCCTTACGTTTCAGCGTATGCGTTTAGCAGCTCAGGTTTCGGATCTAAGTTTGCAAATCCTAGCACTTTGCCAACGCAGAATGGAGAAAGTGTAGCTTTTAGTCCTATAGGTTCTGAAATAGTTGTAGGGCATAATAATTCTCCTTTTATCACAGCGTACCCTTGGAGTGCTTCAGGCTTCGGATCTAAGTTTGCAAATCCTAGCACTTTACCAACAGGCATTGGACATGGTGTATCTTTTAGTCCTTCAGGTACTCAGATAGCTGTGGCCCATACAACTAGCCCTTATATCACAGCGTACCCTTGGAGTTCTTCAGGTTTTGGAACAAAGTTTGCAAATCCTAGCACTTTGCCAACAGGGACAGGGCGAGATGTAAAGTTTAGTCCTGCGGGTACTGAGATAGCTGTTGCGTCTGACGGCTCACCATATATCATAGCGTACCCTTGGAGTGCTTCGGGCTTTGGAACAAAGTTTGCAGACCCAGCCACTTTACCTTCAGGTGCTGCAAAAAGTGTAGCATTCAGCCCATCTGGCGATCAGATTGTTGTTGGTCACAGCGGTGGCTCTTATGTTACAGCATATTCGTGGAGTGCTTCAGGCTTTGGAGCTAAACTCACAAGCCCCAGCTCTACACCTTTTACTGGCGGGTTAGGTATGACATTTAGTCCTGCTGGGACAGAGCTGTTAATTGCTCATAGTTGGTCGCCTTACCTCTCAGTGTACGCTTTCACCGCTTCGGGTATTGGTGCTAAGTTCTCAAACCCTAGCTCTATACCAGCAGGTCAGGGAAATGCAGTAACCTTTAGCATATCTGGAAACGAAGTCCTTCTGGCCCATAACAGTAGTCCTTATGCCACAGCATACTCTTGGAGTGCTTCAGGTTTGGGAGGAAAACTTTCAAATCCTAGCACTTTGCCAACGGGGAATGGATTTGGTATTGCGTTCACCATATAGGAAAAAATATGAAATACAAACTATTATTAGAAACATACAAAGCAGACACTATTGCGAATGCTATGTATGCACGAGAGATGGAATACTTCCATTATGAATTTGACGCTATAAACTTTGAATATCTTATTAATAATGCTCCGCTAGGTGCTGACACTAAAGACATTCAAGAAAGGCTTGCCATCACCCGCACTCAAATGGAAGCAGTAGATAACACCTACAAAGCCTTGGTAGCCCAGATAACAGATCAAGCAGAACACGAAGCAGCAGTAATTAGAACCGCCAAAAAGAGGCAAGAAGATGAGATACATTCAGACAAATAACACGATTTTTATTCGTCATATTTTTGACGAGACCAAAAACATAAAGTGGAATGAATTAACTAATACATCTGTACGAAAGTTGTCTGAATCTCAACGCTCAGAATTTGGAATATCGCGCCTAAAAATGGTTACACCTCCTTTTATTGATATTAACACTCATATTAGAGAGGAAGGTGACGCGATATTGGTAGATGGTGTATGGACTCAGAACTGGATAATAACTGAGTTGCCAGAAGATATAAAAAATTTGAACATAAGACAGACACGAGACTCTAAGTTATTAGATAGTGATTGGATGGCGCTTAGCGATATAACATTATCTGCCGAAATGGCTTATTACCGGCAAGCATTACGAGACATACCTGCACAAGCGGGATTTCCTGACAATATTGACTGGCCTGTAAACCCAATTGTATAGAAAATAATTAACCAAGAAATACCAGAGTAACATCAATGATTGAGATTGGACTAGCACTAACGGCGGCAAAGAAAGCCTTCGATTTGATACAGTCTGCAATCGACACAGGTAAGCAGGCCAATGAAATTCTGGGACAAGTTGGCGATTTTTACGATGCCAAGGAGAAAATCCAAGAAGCCAGAGAAGAACATAAGCGCAAGCCTAATGGGGCTTACGGTGAAGAGTCGGTCGAGTCTTATGCTTTGAAAGTGATACAAGCAGAAATTGCCTGTAATGAGTATGAGACTAAGATTAAAAAAATGTTTATGTCTCAAGGCAAGACTCCGCTTTATAACAAGATGCTTAGGGTTCGATCAGAGGAACGTGACCGTAGAGCTGCGGCTCAACGTGAGCTGTTAAAGATACAACGCGAGAAGTTGCAACGCCAACGCGAGCTGAAGAACGTCATTATTGCCTTGTTTGCACTGGCAATGTGTGCAGGCTCTGCTATTTATATAGCCGCTGTAGCGGTAGGGCAGTAGTATGGAATATCAAGTAATGTTTAACGTAGGCGTAGCTTTGGTTGGCTTTACTGGCGGTTGGATGGTTAATCGCGTTTTTGTCTTGTTGGACAGGATAGACTCAGAAATGAGAAATATTCCAATTCAGTATGTTACAAAAGAAGACTACCGATCTGACATTGCCGAGGTCAAAGAAATGCTTGGTGCGATATTTAAGCGGTTAGAAAACAAGGCTGACAAATGAAACTTGATCCTGTCCTGCTAAAGATTGCGTGTTCTTGGTCTATCAAGGCTTACAACGATATTAATCGTGATGCCATTAAGATAGAGAATAAACTGACCAGCGCTACGGCTTTTGTGGTTAAGCGTAAGACAATAGATATTATTGTTTTTAGAGGAACGCAGGAGAAGCTAGACATCCTAACCGACCTTGCGGTAATCCCAGTTCCTTACGTTAAACGCCTGTGTCATGCAGGATTTGCCATGTCTCACAAGTCTATCTGGTCTGAAATAGAACAGCATATAGATTATGATAAGCGCACTTTAATTTGCGGTCATAGCCTTGGTGGCGCGATGGCAGAGCTTTCAGCAGCTAAGCTAAATGGCAAGCATGACAACTTGAACATTATTACCTTTGGAAAGCCGAATACCTTCTTCAAAGGCTTTAAGCGTCCTATGACACTAGATAATCAAATCTCAGTGGTTCAAGGATCAGACATAGTGCCAAGAGTTCCACGCCTATGCTATGGGCCTAGCAAGTCACAGACTATGCTGTATTTTTCAAACGGTGGCCCTACGATAATAAATCCTAGTAAGTATTACAGAAAGAAAGACCGTGGTGATTTTAAGGACAGGATAGCTGACCACTTGATGGACGGTTATAAAAAATGCTTAGACACTTTTCTTAAGGAGCAAAAAGATGGCAAGGTTGGCGTTAATATTTAGCATGGCTCTGATGGTTTCCTGCACCACAATTGAGCAGGTTCGAGAGAATAAAGAGCTGTACTGCTCTGGCGTGTATAAAGGTATGCGAGCCGTAGGCAGGTCTGCGTTATCGGCTACAACTGGTGTAATTGTTGAGGATGTTTGCGACACGATTGATGAGATCGTAGCCGAAGATGCTTAAACTGGGCAACCTTCTTAAGTCTCTTGCTCCTACTGTCGCGCAGGCCGCAGGAGGCCCATTAGCAAGCATGGCAGTTAAGATGGTCGCATCTAGGATGGGAACGCCTGACGCATCTGTAGAAGAGATTGAGAAGATACTAGAGACGCAGCCAGAGAAGGCGTTATTAGTCAAGCAGGCTGATAATGATTTTCAGAATCGCTTGAAAGAGATGGAGATAAACCTCGAATCTTTCAAGGCTGAAGTAGATGACAGGAAAGACGCAAGAAAGACTTTCGGAGACGATCCAATGCCAAAGGTCTTTGCGATGGTTGCTTTATTAGGATTTCTTGGTTATGTCTTTATGGTCACGATACAGCCGCCAGACGCTAATGATGACGGTGTAGTAAATTTGATTCTTGGTTATTTAGGTGGTTTAGTTTCAGGGATATCTGCGTTCTTTTTTGGCGGCAGCAATGGAAAGAAATAAGATGGATAAACTAATAGCAATGCTGAAGCGCCACGAAGGCGCAGAGACCCATGTTTATATGTGTACTGAGGACAGGTACACAATAGGCGTAGGCCGCAACGTAGATCCCAGAGGCGGTCTTGGCTTGTCAGAGGATGAGATAGACTACCTACTTTCTAATGATGTTCTGCGTTGCATTAAAGAACTGAGCAAAGAATACCGATGGTTTGGCGATCTTGATGAGGTTCGGCAAGAAGCGATGATAGATGTGTTTTTTTGTCTGGGAGCGACACGCTTTCGCACTTTCTCAAAGATGATTAAAGCCTTGGAAGACGCAGATTATAGAGAAGCATCAATTCAACTATTAGATAGCCGCTTTGCAAAACAAACAGGTAGACGAGCAATAGAACTGGCAGAGATGATTGAGACCGGATCTTATGTATGAATATAGCTGCAAGATATCGCGTGTTGTTGATGGAGACACAGTAGATGTTGATATTGACCTTGGCTTTGATATTTGGAAGTGCGGTGAGCGCATACGTTTGTATGGTGTTGATACTCCAGAGTGCCGCACAAGAGATGTTGAAGAAAAAGCGGCCGGACTCTTGGCAAAGAAATT